ATAGACTAGAGGAACAAGGCCACATTGAATTCATATCTACATCATTCATTCGTGGTATGTCCTTTGATGATGCCATCATTATCGTGGATGAGATGCAGAATATGACCTTTGAAGAAATTGACACCGTAATGACCCGTGTTGGTTACCGCTCAAAGATTATATGGTGTGGTGATTACAGGCAGACCGACCTGAATAAGAAGAAGAATGATGTAACAGGCATTCTTAAATTCTTTGATGTGGCACACCACATGAATGCCTTCACTCGCATTGAGTTTACACCTGATGATATTGTGCGCTCATCATTGGTTAAAGATTACATTCTTGCCAAACTACAGTATGAGGATGCAATGGATTAAGGCAATAGAGTCTGAACTCTAGTAAAAAATGTTGCAATGCAATATAAATAAATATTTAATCACTAAAGGATAAACCATGGCCAATTCTATTTTCACACCATTATATTTTGCAAACTACTTCGTTGACCAAGTACAAGATGCAAAGAACAAAGTTGTTGACACATTCGTGTTTGATGACAAAATCAAAGAATCTATTAAAGATTTCGTTGAAGCACAACGTACATTCACAAAACAAGTGAACCGTACAACCAATGAGGTGGTTGAGCTGTCTACAACCACAATGAAAGAAGTTGCCGAGAAGGCAGCCAAAGCCATCAAGCTTTAATTGTGCATACATATGTCCTGAGGAGACCGGGACATATGAAAAGACTTATTGCACATAGACCATCCAAGAAATTTATGGATATAGCTTTCACGGCACAATCGTGGGCACCAACTGAGCGTAATGGTTGGATTATTAAGTTTTCAATCTTTAATGATGATTACATAATGTTAGTGTTTACATCAAGGTATACTGGCCAAACCGTTATTAGAGAATTTAGTAGTGAAGACGATGCGGTAGACTTTATAAACCTTGTCATTGAACTAGACCCTGTGGATTATCACGAAATTTAATAGCATAAATACCTAAATAATATAAATAACCAATAACATGGTAGGGATTTTATGGCACTAACAAGAATAAACGGTAATCTAATATCCAGTGGCACGATTACTGGTAATTTGTTTCTAAGTAACACAATTACAGGTAACTTAATAGCCCCCGCCGCAGTTACTGGCGACAAGATTGGACTAACTGCTATTACAGGTAATTTGGTAGCTGCGGCTGCAATTACAGGTGACAAGATTGGGTTGACTGCTATTACTGGTAACCTGATAGCTTCTGGCGTCACCATAACTTCGCCTGTTCTTGTCACACCAAATATTGGTACGCCTTCAAGTGGTACATTATCCTCATGTACAGTCGATGGTACAAATGAAGTTGGATTTAAAAACATTCCACAAAATAGCCAAAGTGCAGCTTACACATTAGTTCTTGCTGATGCTGGTAAACACATCTTCCATCCATCAACCGATGCAAATGCTCGGACATTTACAATCCCTGCAAATTCTTCTGTAGCTTACCCAATTGGAACTGCAATTACGTTTGTCAACATGACTTCTCAAGTGGTAACGATTGCAATTACAACAGACACCATGTATCTATCTTCTGTTGGCACAACAGGCTCACGTAGTTTGGCTCAATATGGTTCAGCAACAGCAATCAAAATGACTTCAACAACTTGGTTAATTTCAGGGAGTGGATTAACGTGAGTGGTTCTTTACAAGCTGTTTTTAAAAACCAGAGAAGTTTTGTAATGCCCTACATGAATGTGTCAACGTCTGGGGCTACTGTTAGCACATCTGGAAATTATAAAATTGCTGTTTTTAATGACACTGGTTCATTTAATGTTCATTCTGTTGGTGCAGATGTAACTGATGGAGCAATAGTTGAATATTTAATAGTTGCTGGCGGCGGTGGTGGCGGTGGCGGCCAAGGCGGCGGTGGTGGTGCTGGTGGAATGAAAACATCATCTTCTTCTGCAATAACTGCTACTTCTTATGCAGTTGCTGTAGGTGGCGGTGGTAATGGAAGTACTATAAGCGACTACAACAAAGGTGGTTCAGGATCAGTATCATCATTCAATTCAGTTTCTACTACTGGCGGCGGTGGTGGTGGAAGCCAAGGTGGTGGCGCTAACGGAAATGGTGGGAATGGCGGTTCTGGTGGCGGCTCTCAAGGAAGTAATAACAATTTTGACCCTGGCACAGGAGTGTCTGGTGAAGGAAATTCTGGTGGAGATGGATTCTATAATACAAGTGGATATCCAAGCTATATTTATACTCGTAATGCTGGCGGTGGCGGTGGAAAAGGTGGTGTTGGTACTAATGGCTCATTTGTAACTGTTGGTAATGGCGGCGCTGGTGCAAGTTCTTCAATAACTGGTTCTTCAGTTTTTTATGCTGGTGGCGGTGGCGGTGGCGGTAATAATGCTAATGGCGCAGTTGGTGGTTCTGGTAGCGGTGGTAATGGAACTAAAGCTGGAGATAATGGTAATGGTTCTAATGGGACAACAAATACTGGCGGCGGCGGTGGCGGTTCAGCATCAGCTACTGGTGGCTCTGGTGGTAAAGGCATTGTCGTTATTAAATGGAGATTTCAATAATGGCTTATTTTGCTGAATTAAATCCTAACAATATGGTTCTGCGTGTTTTAGCCGTTGCTAATGACATGATTAAAGATGAACAGGGTAATGAACAAGAACAAATAGGTATTGATTTTTTAAAATCTTTATTTGGTTCTGAAACAATTTGGAAACAAACAAGCTATAATACGTCTGGTGGAGTACACACACAAGGTGGTACACCTCTACGTAAAAATTATGCTGGTATAGGCCATACTTATGATGCTATTCGTGATGCGTTTATTGCCCCAATGCCCCCTGCATTTGCAAATGGTGATGTATTCGAGTTGAACGAAGAAACTTGCAGATGGTTTGACCCTAAAGCACCAGAAAATGGTGCAAGAATTGGAGTTTCCCGTGTATAATAATCCATTAACTGATATAAGAATTGTAGATAATGTATTTGTAAAAATGCATCATTTTGTACGTGTAGGAGATACACATCAAGGACACGCTCATACATTTGACCATATTACATTGTTATCTTCTGGCGCAGTTAAAATGGTGCATGACAATGGTGAAGAAGAATACAAAGCTCCATATTTAATTGTTACTCCTAAAGGAGTTAAGCATCAATTTACTGCATTAGAGCCTAATACAGTATTTTGTTGTGTACATGCAATTCGTGATGGTAATGGTGTTAATGATGTTGCTTCTCAAGATATAACAGAAGAAGAAGCGTTTAATTTAATGACAACATATTCTCTTACAACATAAACTACTATCACACATAAGTATAACAACCCGCTTCGGCGGGTTTCTTTTTGGTTGCCTACATATTATTGCCACTATAACATCGAAAAGAGTGTATAATGCAACCAAGATTCAAATTTAAATTAGATGAATTACTAGCCAAACCTAGACCACCATTTATACCAGATGAAACTGAACATTATGAACCATTTGATAGAGCAATCGGAGATAAACTACCATCTACCGAACAACCCCGAAGCACAAGCCTGCCTGAACAAACTATGCCGACTGATAATTGAGGAATGCATATATGCAGTTAGAGATGCCGATGAAACCCATGCATATACCACCTTTGACAGAGACATGATTCGTGGCACAAAACAAAGATGTATTACCAGTATTAAAGAGAAGTTTAACCTATGAAGATTGGATTTAATTGCAGTACCTTTGACCTATTTCATGCCGGACACGTTACAATGCTCAAGGAAGAGAAACGACATTGTGATTATCTCATTATTGCGATTCAAGTAGATCCAACAACGGATAGACCTGATACGAAGAATAAACCAGTTATGTCAATCTATGAAAGATATACTTGCGTGTCTGCTTGTAAGTACGTAGATGAAATACTTGTTTATCACACCGAAGAAGATTTGTTGAATATATTTAAAACACAACATATTGACATTCGTTTTCTAGGTGATGAGTACAAAACCAAAGACTTCACTGCTAAACAATGGTGTTTGGATCATGGCATAGAACTACATTACCATGACAGAGAACACCCATATAGCAGTTCAAATCTTAGAAAAAGAGTTTGGGAAGCAGAACAAAAACGATTGTCTATTAGTATTAAATGAGGATAATTATATGAGCAAGCAAGAAGACAGAAACAAACATAGCAGTCGGCTACATGCTGATGATACTGCAATTAAAAAACAAGTTAAGATTGCTAAGGCACATGGCATAGAGATAAAAGAACCACACAAACTAGTCAAGCACCATGCATTGGACTGTGGTGTGCCTAATTGTCCGATGTGCTCAAGTCCACGTAAGACATACAAAGAGCCAACGATACAAGAGAAATCCTTTGACCAGACTAAGGCATGGGTTGATGAAATTGATAATTTTAAGAGAAGATAATAATGTTTATATTTGATGTGGAGACACTAGGTAAAGAGTCCAACTCGGTAATACTGAGCATGGCGGCAATCTATTTTGACACGACCAAGACACCATCACACACCGAACTACGTGAGTCGGCATTCTTTGTAAAGTTTGACGTTGAAGATCAAATCAAGAGGTTGAACCGCAGAGTTGGTAAGAGTACAATGGAATGGTGGTCAAAGCAATGTGAGAATGTCCGTACTGTATCACTCAAGCCAAATAAGGCAATTGATGTTAAGTTTGAGAATGGCTATGAAGACATGAGGTCATGGGCAAAGTCTAAGAACGACACCAACTGTTGGATATGGGCACGTGGTAATCTTGACCAATTGATACTGGATTCATTTGAA